GTTCTTGTTGATTAATATCAGCCATTTGTATATCTCCGTTGTAATGCATTGTATTCTGATTCGTAAATATCTTGAGTGGATCCATCACGATATGTTACTCGGATATAATGATTTCCTACAGGTTCAGCATGGACGATACCAATAGCTTGGTTACTTGCACCACTGATTGTTGAAGAATAATCATTTCCATCACCAAAGAATGGCTTACTTGTACTACGTAATGTATTAGTCGCTACTGCAGCATCAAATATTTCATCTTTCTCTGCATCTGTAGGTGGTCTATGATGTTTGGTTTTAAATTCCTCAATACGCCCCGCCATTTCTTGTTTAACACCATACTTAAAGCTACCTGCCAATGTCTTATCTTTTGGCATGACATCAGCTAGTTTATATTCATATGGAGTTAAATCAATGTTGCTAGCTTTCTTATTGTTATCGTCAATTTCAAGTAGTGATGCATCAAGTTCGTCATCCATGATTTTATTCGGCAATACACGTTCTGCATATGCTCGTGTCTGTTCGTAAGTATGAGATTTAGCATACTGCTTAATTCCCCATTTTTCTTGCGCTGTCATTTTCAAACCCTTTTCGTAGATTCTATCTAGTTTAGGTCTTTCACTAGCCATTTTTCCACTCCAGTATTCTTGCTCTTCAGGAGTTGTGGCACCTGCTAATTGAACCTGCGCATATTGGAACGCACCACTGACATCACCATTTGCTATTTTTTGATTTAAGATTGTTTGTCCAGCTTGCAAGCGATCATTAATGGCAATCTTCCGAGTTTGCTCTTGTAGCGTATAGTAATTCTTGTATGCTGTCTTAGCATCATCTTCAGCTTTCTTGATTTGGTCCTCTGAATATTTTGGGCTGCCACCACTAGCCATAGGAGCATTTCTCATACCTGCTGAATAATTAGCTTCCGAATCAGTATAATAAGAATTTGCTTTTAGAATATGCGCCCATGTATCTACATCTGAAACATCTTTTAACCCATCATAATGTCTTAAAAAACTTTGCACATAATCATCTGCAAATTCCTCATCTGTTTTATATACCTTGTAATAATTAGTGCCATCATCTCGTTGACGATTCTCTTCACCGTTTGGTTCTGATTGTGTTAACCCTGCATAGTTTCTATTTTCTGTTTGTAACTTACCAAAGTTAGCACTACCGCCTGTTTCGTGATAAAGCTGACGATATACCATTTCCGCATTATATCCATATTTTTTAGATATATACTGTGCAATTCCCCATAAATGAGTATCAGCTCCAGCACCACTTTTTAAAGATTCCTCGTTTTGGGTTTCCATCTTAGCTCTAACATACATGGCAGCACTATTCATGCCAGAGTTCAAATCATGGCCATACATTTTATATAACTTAGCGTAGGTATTATCATCATTAACTAATTTGTTGATGTTCATTTGATTAGACATCTTTTTATATGGAGTCAACACACTTTCACTAACCACACCACTTAATGACGATATTAGATTTTCTGTTCTGGTAGAATCGTTTTTCGCAACAGCTCTATCGAGTAAATACTTCCCTGTCTCATCTGTATTAGCACGGATTTTTTCATTGATCTGTTCATCATCCAATCCCAATTCCTTGCCAGTAGACCTATACAAATCACCCATCAATGTAATTGTTTTCATTTGGTCAGCCATATTGTCAGACCGAATAGCAGAATCACGAAGATTTGTAATTTGATTTTGCGTAGCTGTACTTAACGCCGTTTCATATTGACTTCTTGAATATTTGGATATGTTATTGTAATCAGTCGTTTTAGATGTTTCAACGGCTTTTGTAAAGGCATTAATAGCATCATTCGTTCTGAATTTATATTTACCCATAATTTCACGTTGTATTTTATCTACACCGGCATTATAGTCAGGCAATATAGATTGAGCATTCATGCCTTTTCGATTCATCAGCCCATCTTTATCATCATTCAGCAACTGGTTAGTACTATTATTGAACTCATTGATAGCATTGGTTACATCGATATAATCCTTTCGTTTATCGATTTCTTCCCATGTATTAGTTGCCTCTTGCAAGGCTTTATTCATGGCATTCAGACCACTTACGTTTCCGCCATATGCCATTTCATTTCCGGAAGCTTGCGTACTGCCTTGAATCGTATTCAGCTTTTGCGTCGGATCATAATTAGCAAATTTCATATCCTACCTCATTTTGTAATCACGCTTAACTGTTACCACAGGCCCCTTATCTGTATATCCTACAGGGTCACCACCATATGTAGTCTTCATTTTAGGCTTGGCATATTGTTGTTTAAGGCCATACATAGATGATGCGGCACCAAGAATACTACCTACCATTGCCAAATTGCCTTGACGTCGTGCATTTTTAGCGGAAGCACGTGCGGCGTTAGCTTCATTCTGATAGTTCATACCGTTTAGATATTCGTTGTAAATAGCATTATTCTTATTTTGTTCCCAATTATAGACGTCTTTATTGTATTCATCATAACTAGATGCCATTAACTGTAATGGGGACCCTGCCATTTGCAATCCGCCTGCCCCTGCTTCAGCTGCATTCGTACCGGCTACAAGGCGCATACGATTATCCATCTTGTCCCGCTCTTGGAGTTGTTGCATAGCAATTTGCTCTTGTTTGCGGTCAGATATTCGCTTGTTAGCCTCAGCCGCTTGTGCTTGGGCGTTGTACATAGCAGCTTGCGCTTTTGTTTGTTGATTTTGCGCAATCATCCCTATGCCGGTGCTGACTGCGGTTAAGATTGCCGCTGCGGGTAAGCACATATGAAGTCCTCCTTCTTGAGAGTGAATAATTCTAAATCGCCAACTTTTACAGTTGGATGAATAACGGCTCCAATCGATTCGAGCCATCGTTTCGTTTTAATATTTGTCGTATGAACGTAATTGAATAACCATTCACGAGTCTTTAACCATTCAGCAATAACTTGATTACTTAACTTGATAAAACGCATCTGCCATCGCATATCGTTTTCCAATACTTTATTGCCAAGGAAGTAAATCCCATACATTCCGTTAACTGGTTCTTTTGCAATCCCATATACGCAAATAGCCACATCGTCTTCTACGACAATATGGCTATCATAATCAGATTTACAAATCTCGGAACAGAAATCGTTAAAAGGATATAAACGATTCACCTCTTGGACTTCTATGGCATCTATCGCCCTTAGGTTGACTTCTAGGTCATGAATTAATTTATCTCTCCGTGTAGGCTCAATTTCATCAATTTTATAATCCCGGAACATCCTTTAATCCTCCCCCAATTTCAACTATGCGAGTTATTGATAATAAATTAAATGGGAATGGATCACTATGCTGAATGCATATCGATGTATCAGTTGAATAATTTGTTCCCATTTTAGGTAGAATTACAGGTTTATCACCTGTGAATAATTCATTCGGTGGTAATGTAACATCATCCATACGGTCAAATGTGCGGCCAACTTTACCGCCAAAGGATTTATAAACTCGCAATACCACTCTTGTTATGGTAGCTACACGCCCTTGCAATGTGCCATCTTGCATTTGCATTTCTACCGATGGAACACGAATTTTAGAAGTAAACGGTAATCCGATTTTGATATTGCTACCACTGACATTTAATCGTAATAATCCATCATCTGGCACAACCACATCTGGTTGTTGTTTACCATCAATTACAACTTGCACAGATTGACCACTCAAATGAGGAATGTTAATACTATCAATTGCATTACTCGACTTAAATTCGACATAGCAATCAAGGAATACATTCACATCATCAGAATATAGCGGCACCATACGCTCGATACACTTCACCTTCTTGCCTTGTAATGTGCGCTCAACAAGTGTGTACAAACTATCCTGTTCGCCCTCAGACACGGATTCACAGTATAGATATTTACCATTGGTTACGAAATGTGACCATCCGTACACCTTTTGCTCTGGTATATACGTTAAGCAATTAATCTCCCCATCATTTCGGATGTAGTAAATAATACTGTCTGGATCTTGCGCATACGCACTGGTGATAGTTAAATACCCTCTAACACGTGTCTTAACAAATAACGTGAGGTCTTGCCCTGTATAGTTATCAGACTCGTAACTATAACCCATATCACGAACAGTACCACCACGTTCTTGTACGAACACACAGCGATTACCAATGAATTGCGGTTCACACGATAAGGCCCCTCGTTGGGTTTGCGTTTTTAAATTGCAATTAGTAGGAGTAATTGTCTTATCACCGCTTACAATCCATTCATTACCGCTTGTAAGAATGATTAGATCATTCGCCGGTACAAGATGGCGAATCTCGTACATTTTGCGATTAATCACCGGTAACGTAATCGAGCTATCATCTGTGATAGTCCCTTCTACCTTTTCAACCCCAAAGTTTGGATAGTCGCCAGTCCGGCTCATCCAAATATAATTAGGGTTCTTATTGGTAGCGGCCACCACAAAACGGTCTTGATAAAAGGTACACAATTTAGGATAACCATTGCTCCGTCCCCAACTCCCCATTTTCCATTTAGAAGTAACCTCGTTTTCAACAATACCATTTAAGATATTGATCTTCATGGTTTTAGTATCTACGAATTCTTTAAATTCGACAATGCCCCATGTGGTATATGGAAGAATTGAAAGGTCAACATTACATTCACCGCTTTTTATATCTGATTGAATACGCAATTTTGCATTTGGTTCAATCTTGCCAGCATCGGTTACGTTATAGTCGTTATTAGATGAATACGTGCGATAGTCTTTCCATGTAGCACCATTATTTGTGGTAATTTGAAGTTTAACGGTACCAGTCCATGTCCCATGCGTTGTAAATTTCCAAGCTAGGTCTTGGTCTGTGGAGTAGGATTCTACATTGTAATTAATGTTATTGTACTCATTCCATTTATGAACACCGCCCATAAATGACCGTTTTTCTTTTTTCTCTACTACAACACCAGTATTCTTTGTATGAACAGCTGCAACAAAATAGCCTAGTTGCATTACCATGCCGACCATATCCGCATTGAATAGATCTTTACTAGAACGTACTGTATCCCCCGTTACCGTTACGGTAGAGTTAACATCTGTATTAATTGTGTCATACGGCTGTTCAGTTAACTTGTAAGCTTCAAGACGCCAGTCCGTGTCACTATACCGAGATAATGTCTGAATTGGATATTTCCCACTACAGATGAACATAACGTCACCAGATTGACTACAGTTCAAATCAAACAATATATCGCTAGTGAAAGGAGTCGTAACTTCGATACCGGTATAAACACCATAATTCCACACACGAATATATTTGTCGCCAAACTCGAGCATGAAGGAATTATTCGTGTTTGTCGTAAATTCAAATAATCGTGTTGGCTTGTCGCTAAATTTAACTTGCCCCACGTATTGGCTACCTTGGCGTTTTGCAACGGCCCCATATGGGCGAATAACCACATTCTCTGCTTCCAATAAGGCACTTTTGTATTGCTCTAAATCAAAACGGCTTGATACATCCGGTGATACCTCACCAGTTGTAAATGCTAGTTGTGAGATATAGATAGGATTACCCATTACCAATCCCTCGCTTTCACATAGCTAGATATATAAACTGTATCTTGCTTACGTTCTTTAGCATTCATGCCTTTAGCTTCTTGAACTGCAGCTTGATACAGCTTGTACGCTTGGTCAAACAATCCTCTATCACCAGTTAGCGGCATAGCTAATGCGCTAGCCAATTTACATTGCAACATATACAAGGATATCGAATCCCAAACATCTAAATCTGTTACATCATATATATAATCAATGAATGCCAGTGGCACATCGCTCACTATGCACTTTTTGTTATTTCCAATATTAAATATGTTGTATTCCGGTTGCGATTCCGCATGAAAGCGATCGCCTTGTGGAATAACACCTAAAATGCGGATACACTTTTCAGGATACGCATATACATAATTCCACCCGCTCACTTTATGGGCAGATAATACCAATCTTTCATTTTTGCGAGCAAAATTCCATTCGAATTGTCGCAATACCAACTGTCTAGTTGGGTCATATTGCATACGACATTGGCGGCCTTGCTCTGTTTCTTCTTCATATGAATAAAGTAGTCCTGCATTAATTAATGCGAGTGCTTGATTA